ACGAGGATTGGAGCGACACGACCGAATGGGCATACCACAAGGACGAGAAGGGCGAAGCCCGGACACTCGCCAAGGAACAGCAAGACCCAACATTGAAAGAGGGTAATGTGGGTGACTTTTGCCGGGCGTACACGATTAGCGAGGTTATCGCGGAATACCTACCAGACGTTTACGAACCCACCGAACAGGATGATAGATGGACTTATACGGGTGGGTCTACTTCGGGCGGTATGCTTACCTTCGATGATATGTTCGCCTACTCATTCCATAACAACGACCCAATACAAGGCAACCACGTGTTCAACGCCTACGACCTGGTACGTGTACACAAGTTCGGTAAGCTGGATAAAGGCACGGATAGGAAGAACTCAACCGAAGCCATGAACGAACTTGTAAACAAGGACGCAAAGGTAGCCGCAGCGCGTGCCCGGATGCTGGCGGTTAAGGCTGGTGAAATCATGGACGATTTCGACGATGCTATAGAAGTGGAGGAAGCGACGGACGGCGATGTAGCGATTACCTACGAGGACGCAATGGCGAAACTGGAAACCGATAAGCGCGGCGCGTATCTGCCATCCGCAAAGAATTTAGGCTTGATAATGAAGTACGACCCGAACCTAAAGGGGCTTATCGCGCGAGACCTATTCAAGGAACGCCGGGTTGTTACTCGCATACCTCTTTGGCGCGCAAAGGATAGTTCTTTGGACTTCCAAGATGTGGACTACTCGGGCGTACGTAAGCACATTGAGGATATTTACGGCATATCGAATAGTGCAAAGATTGACGATGCTATAGCGCTATCCGCGGAAATGAATTCTTTTCACCCAGTGCAGGAATACCTAACCAAATTAAAGTGGGACGGTATCGAAAGAGTTGATAAGGCGCTTATTCATATCATGGGTGCCGAGGATAACATATACACCCGAGAGGCGTTCCGAATTATGATGGTAGGGGCGGTTAAGCGTATCTTTCAAAAGGGCTGCAAGTTCGACAGTATGTTAGTGTTACAGTCCGAGCAGGGCGCAGGAAAGAGTACTTTTATTCAAAAACTGGGTAAGCAATGGTTCTCCGATAGCCTTTCAAGCATGGACGGTAAGGGCGCGTTTGAACAACTGCAAGGTAACTGGATATTGGAAGTAGCCGAGTTGTCTGCAATGAGACGTTCGGAAGTCGAGGGCGTGAAAAACTTCATATCCAAAACAGAGGATAGTTTTAGACCAGCATACGGGCGTGTTACCAAGAACTTCCCCAGGCAGTGTATCTTTATAGGTACGACGAATAGGGACGAATTTTTAAAGGACGATACGGGCGGCAGACGCTTTTTGCCCGTGAAGGTTAAAGCAAACGCTAATACGCACCTTATCTTTGAGAAGGGCTTCGACGATTACGTAGACCAGCTTTGGGCGGAAGCCGTACAAATGTATTTCCGCAAAGTAAGTACGTTGTTATCCCGTGAAGCCGAGGTAATAGCCGAGGAAGGACGCGAAGAACATTACGAGGCAGACCCCCGCACGGCATCAGTAGAAGCGTATCTGAATATGTTTGTGCCGACAGATTGGAGGCAGATGTATGTGAACGAACGGCGCATGTACTTTAGGGAGTACGACGCGTCGAAGATAGACCCAGAAGACTTTACACTGGAAAAGATGGACTTTGTGTCTGTTATGCAAATCGCTACAGATGTGTTCGAGATGGAGGTAGGGCGCGTAACCGCAAAGGAGAGCCGCGAGATAGCTGCTATCATGTCTAAAGTGCAAGGGTGGCAGCGCGCGGCAAATGCCAAGCCTATTATGGGCATAGGGCGCGCACGAGGGTTTGAGCGTATTGTTAATGAGTGATAACAGATGGGGTCTAAGAGCCCCCAAATGTTAACTAACTGTTAACAGAATAACTAAAAGAGATTTATTTCTTAAATGACGTTAATGAAATATACAACCTATCAGTATTTGCCGTATATTTGTAATGTCAAAAGGAAATAATAACAATTTAAAAACAAAAGATTATGAAAAAGTTAGTAGTTTTGGCAGTGTTAGTTCTTACAAGTGTATCAATGTTTAGCCAAATCACATCGCAGGGTAAGCCGGACGTATTAAAGTCCTTCCGCATGGGCGTTTGCAAGTTGATTGATACCAATGGGGAGATAACCATTGAGGCTTTATCGGGTAAGACTGGAACGTATAACATGGTAGTCCATCTGGGTACACCCGAGGAAGCAGCGGTAACGCTTGCAAGCCTTGCGGAATACAAACCCGGTAAGGGCGAGACGGTGAACCTAAACAACCCGAGCAACAACAGAGCATATTTCTCAAAGCTTTATGGCTCGTGGGTAATCACACAGGATGCAACGGAGATTTTCACCATTTCAGTTAGTCGCGGAGAACTTAGGAAAATGGTCAAAGCGTTGGAAGATTAAAGAAGTGTTTTTGTATATACAATTTTAAAAAGAAAAGATTATGAAAAGTGGAAATTTTATTGAGCTGACATTCGTAGTTAAGGGTGGATTGCAAGTGGAGTATATCAACGTTGGACACGTATCACGTATTATGTACGTAGATGGCAAACCATTTATCGGTATGCTGGGGCAGACCTACACGCGCCAACTCACAGAAACGAGCATGCAAGAACTAACAGAATGTATTAACTTAGAAAACAATTAAATTAAAATGGTTACTATCTTAAAAGTTATCGCGGTAAACGAAGGGGAACGTACCTCTTATTATCCTACCCCTGGAGATGGGGTGTTCCCAACCGTGGAGAAGGCACGGGAGTTTTATAAAAATGAGTTCAAAACAAATAAAATAATATTGTGTTATGTCAACAAGTGAAAAAGTACTGAGTTACAACGTAGGTAAGTCCGATTATGCAAAGCACGCTATCCAGCCGTGGCAAATTTGGAAAGAGTATAACCTTAACCCCTGGGACGCGGATATAGTGAAACGCGTGCTACGCACCAAGGAAGGCGAGCCCCGAACAGTGGATTATGAAAAGATTATCCATATATGCAAGTATCGCATTGCGGAGCTCTCTAAGGAAGTTTTAAAGGAGACTAAGGTAGTTGCACCAGCCGAGGCAGAAAAGCCCGTAGAGGACGAGGAAAGCGACGATACAACGGTATTTTGCTTGGACGAGACAATGAGGCCAGCAACGTTCTATATTGAGGGAACGAAGTGGGGTGGTAAGTATGTCGGTTACTCGGTGTTCATAACTGACGGTGTACCCTACATGTACTTGGGTGTTGATGCAGACGGTTTCCACTCATATGCAGACCTTTCGGAGTTCGAACAATGGAGCTACGACCCAGGAACGCACCTGCCGCCAAAAACGTTCAAGCTATCGTATACCAGCCTTTCTGGCGGTCGCAGAGGCTCGCTAAAGATAGGGTACGAAGGCAAGAACTACGAGAAGCACGATTATATCATAACGGCCAAGGGGCATTTGCTCCGCTACTTCGGTATGAAGGATGGAAAGTTTTCCTACCGTAACATGTCGGCAAAACGTGCTGACGGGACGTACCCCGAACTCTTAAGCAATGTTAAGATAAAAAATAAAGCAATTCAGTTCACGTTATGATAAGCAAGCAGGAATACGCGTACGGTATCGGAGACGAGATAGTACATAACGGAGAGGTTTTAAAGTATAGGGGCTATTATAACGGGCACATCTATACAACTACAGTAGACCACGAGGCAGGGGAATTCTCCGAAACAGTGGTATTTGAAAACAAATTGAGAAATGAAGGAAATAATAAGTGAAAAAGATTTAGAACGTACATTCGCCGAGAAGCTTAACCGAACAAAAAAAGTGTGGGTAATAAAACTATTATCCACCTTTATAAAGGGTTTGCCGGATAGAATGATACTTTGCCAGGGTGGGTATGTAGGCTTCGCCGAGATAAAGACCACGGGTAAGAAACCAACTAAGATACAATTACTGATACACAGCAAGTTGGAGGCGTTAGGCTTCAAAGTATTTGTTATCGATGATTTGGAAAGCCGGGACAATGCGATAAGTTTCTTCTTAAGAAATGTTAAGGAAATAAACAACGTACCGGAAAAAGGGTTATCTTTGTAGTATAAAATTAAAAAAAAACAGAAATCACGAAAAAGAGAAGTTTAAAAGAAGAAATAGAATACCGTTTAGGTATGTACTTCGGAATCAAGTCCGGCGCGCTGTATGTCCGTGATGATAAGTTCGGCAACACCGAGGAAATATTAGACCAGTTGCAACGCGATATCACCCGAGACGTTAATTTCCTTTCGCGTAAAACACTGGGGTACATATCCGAGGAGCAGGATTTCAAAAGCATTTGTGCGTTTTACAAAACAAAATTAATGAAGTAATAAAACCATGGTAAGCTATATAGATTTAAAGTTAAAGTGTATCGCAGGACACACCGAGATAGTATTAAACGGTCAGCGCATCAAGTGCGCTGCCGATTATGACAGAGTAATAGGGCATATAACACCGGCAGCTCTCCACGAGTTCAGCACCCAGTTATCAACGATAAAAGCCATGTTATGCTAGAAAGAAATCAAATGCATGATTACCAGAATAGGGCTGTAGCTCATATCATAAATAATGAATGCAGCGCGCTGTTCCTCGAGATGGGCATGGGGAAAACTGTTTCCACGTTGACAGCCATCAAAGACCTTTTGGATAATTGCATTATATCTAATTGCCTGGTAATCGCCCCGAAGAAGGTAACGCAAGTTACATGGAGCGATGAAATTAAGGCATGGGCACACCTTAAGGACTTGACGATTTCCGTTATTGATGGCACGGCCAAGCAGCGCAGGGAAGCCTACGAGAGGCAAGCGGACATATATGCAATTAGCCGTGATAACATTGCTTGGCTCGTAATGGAGTACGGAGGTATTAAGCTTCCCTACGATATGGTTGTTATCGACGAATTGAGCAGTTTTAAGAACCCCGCCTCAAAGCGTTTTAAAGCCCTCAGAAAGGTGCGGAAGTTCATACCGCGCGTAGTAGGCTTGACGGGTACTCCGTCACCAAACGGACTTATAGACCTATTCGCTCAAATGTATCTCATTGATGAGGGTCAACGGCTCGGTAAATCAATCACAGCGTACAGGGATAGGTTTTTCAGACCCGACAAGCGGAACGGTGATGTAGTGTACAGCTATGCGCCTAAAAGCCCGCAGGAGGAAACAGAGAAGCAGATAAGCGACCTCATCAGCGATATAACCATATCAATGACAGCAGAGGACTATTTGAAGATGCCCGACCGCATAAACATATACGACCGTGTGGAGTTGTCTCCTAAAGTGCTGGCACAGTATAAGGAGTTCGAGAAGGAACAAGTACTGGAACTTATAAACTCGGACGAGCCGATAAGCGCGGCAAGTGCGGCAGCCCTATCCAATAAGCTACAGCAATTCGCGAACGGCGCGATATATGATGCTGACCGAAAGGTTATCGAGTTGCACGACGAGAAGCTGGAGAAACTCGAGGAGCTTGTGGAGGCTGCAAACGGTTCGCCCGTATTGGTTGCCTACTCATACAAGCACGACCTTGACCGTATAATGCAGAAGCTAAAGGCATATAAGCCCGTCAAACTGGAAAAGCCCGAACAGATAGCCGAGTGGAACGCCGGAAAGATTAAAGTGCTTGTAACGCACCCGGCGAGTTCTGGTCACGGTATCAATCTTCAGAAGGGTGGGCATACGCTTATATGGTTCGGTAATACCTGGAGCCTGGAACTATACATGCAGTTCAACGCCCGGTTGTATCGCCAGGGGCAAACGTACCCAGTAATCGTCCATCACATCCTAACCACGGGAACGGTAGACGAGAAGATAATAAAAGCCCTGGAAGACAAGAAACAGACGCAGGACGGGCTTATGCAGAGTATCAAGGAACTTATGGAATTTTACAGTAAGAAATGAAAAGAGAATTAACGCATGGTTCGCTGTTTAGCGGAGTAGAGGGGTTTGGCTTGGGTGCCGCGCTTGCGGGCATAAAAACCGAATGGAGTTGTGAATTTGAAAAGTATCAAACGAAAGTAATCAAAAAAAATTTTGGAGACGGACACACAGTATATGGAGATATTAGAACGCTTGAAAACCCACCATTTGTTAACATCATCAGCGGTGGATTCCCTTGCCAGGACATCAGTGCTGCTGGAAAAGGCGCAGGAATTAAGGGAAGCAGGTCTGGACTATGGGGGCAAATGCACCGAATTATCGGAGAAGTTAGACCCGATTATGTCATTATCGAGAATAGCCCTCTACTTAGAAAGCGAGGATTCGAATACGTCCTACATGGACTTTCCGAAATCGGGTATGATGCGCAGTGGCAATGTCTACAAGGTATCTTCCTTGGATTACAACAACGTAGGGAAAGAATATATATTATTGCCTACCCCAAGGGTAAGTTCGGCGAATGGGAGTGCCCGAAATCGGTTTTTCGGGAGCCCTACCTACCGTGGGAACTTGGAGGAGTATATCCGGGATGGGGAGAGCGACGGGACTTACCCGAACCCCGAACTTTCGGAAGCACTAATGGGATTTCCGACCTCGTGGACAGAAACAAGTGTGTAGGTAATGCAGTGCAGCCGCTCATGGCGCAATATCTGTTTGAATGTATAAAGTGTTTCGACCAATGAAAAAGTTAATAGCAGTTATCGCAGTCCTACTCCTATTGGTAGGCTGCACCGTAGTACAGAACGCCGCGGACAGTATACAACGTAATTTCAAGTTACAGCAATTAGAGTACGGGCTATCACTGAAGGATAGTTTAATTCTTAAATGGTGTTAACGAAAGAACCAACATAACGGGAAAAGCGTTATATTTGTATCAACGATTTAAAAACAGAAGATTATGGAAAAGTATTCAAAAGCAGTTAGTGAGACGTATTCACAGTTTAAACAGGAAGAAGCCCATTGGATGGGACAGTACATAGGGCGTTTCGTTAGTCGCAACGGTGAGAAGTTAGAAGTGGTAGGATACCGGAAGTGTACGGATGAACTATCGCTGATAGTAGATGGCACAGAAAGTGAGGGCTGATATCCGGAACTGTTAGACACCCTGGACGTGATATTCAAAGATTGTGAAATGTATTGGTACGCTGATATTAGCGATTTAATAGATTAGAAGTTATGGAAAAATATTCAAAGGCGGTTAGTGAGATGTATTCGCAGTTTATAAAGAGAGAAGCCCACCCGATGGAAAAGTACATAGGGCGATTGGCCAACTACTACGGTGAGAAATTGGAGGTAGTGGGCTATAGTCACAATGAATTGGCGTACGAACCCTTGCTGATAGTAGAGGCGTCGCAAAACGACGGCTGGTCAGCATTGGAGTCTTTTGACGTGGTGTTCAAAGAGTGCGAAAGTTATTGGTATGTTAGTATTAATGATTTAATAGATTAGAAGTTATGATTAGAAACAAAGATTTCGCAATGCTGTACGCAGGCCGTGCGGTATTCAGCAAGAACGGTGAGTATGCAGGTGTGGTAGTCGGTTGGAACGACATGCTCGGCGTTATACTGGGCGTTGACCATTCGGACAGTTGGCAGACCTGGAGCCTTACCGATATAGGCGTGTCTGAGGAAGAATTTCTGTCGTACGAATACCGCAACGCCGGGACGCTTGTAGAGCCGGACGCGCCGGTAGAAGAGGAAGCCCCGAAGCATAAGACGATAGGCGAGCTTATTAAGGAGCACGAAGGCGTGCGAGGTATCCAATTCTCTACGGACGGGCACGGCAATGTACAAGCCGCCTATATCCGTGGTAAGCATGGCGGCATGAAGCTTGTAAGCATGGGAGACGGTTTAGAAAATGTATCATCAAAAATTTAAAAACGTATGGAAGCATTAATGTGTTTATTTGGAATTGCGATAGGCGCCGGCTTGGTAACTGGTTTGTGGCTTGTGGCTAAGTTCGCGGCCCGTAATATAGATGGGGAGTACGACGAGTAATGAAATGGAGTGTTTAACTAAAACAAGAATAATAAAATGACTAAAGAACCAAAGCTTCCCTATAAGCTTAAATGGGGTGATAGGACGGCCGCAAGGGTTGACGAAGTGGAATACCTTATCGGTATTAGAGTAGTGGGCTACACGAGCCTAAAAGACGTGATTATAGTAGAAGTACATGAGAGTGTGGCGGACGAGGTGGGCGCGTGGAGCATGCCCGAAGACTTAAAGAGCGTAGGCAGTGGCGACGTGTTTATGAAGAAGCCGCGCGCTGGGGCATATTACAAGTACATAAAGATTAAAAGCATCGTGCATGAGGAAAGTTAGTTTTATGGATATGGCGGTATGCCTCAACTGCCATGTATTCATTATATGGGAGTTCATACGAAGGTACGGATATACCGCAGGGGTAACAAAAGATAAGTACGGACGCGGTTATGTGGAAGCCAATCTTTGCAACGGTTGGATTGATAAGCTGGCAAAGTATGTAGCCGCCCAGGACTTCACATATAAGCAGCCCATCAATAAAAGGCGGTATCTTATCAGAGACGAGGCACGCCTCGCAGAGGAGAAAAGAAACGAGCAGGACATATCAAGAACATACGGGATAGACCCGGACGGAAGGATAAAAAGGGTATCAACGTTCAAGAACGGGACTGTCCAGACGTGGTATTGGCACCGGGACTCGCTCGGGTGGAAATTGACATAATGATAGTTCCCGGAAAGGACGTGTCGAACTAAATGATAGTTCCCGGAAAGGACGTGTCAAGTCGAGTGATAGCGAAAAGCCCAAATCTGATTACAAAACGTCAGATTTGGGCTTTTGTTTATATTCAGAAAAAAGGGGTCTCCATTTTAACAGATTTTAACCACAGATGACACAGTAAAAAATCGCTACTGTGTCGGTCTCTGTGTCATCTAACTCCCTCTATTATAATATATTATATGAAAAACACAGTAGACACAGTAAAAAGAGGGTAAAACATTATTTTGGAGAAAAGTGTATTTTGAGGGGTATAAAATATACTATATCCTATATTAAAGTTTAGAAAAAAAGGTGTGTGTCTGTGTCAGTGCCTGCAACGCTCTTTGCGACAGGTAGTTAGCTCACACGCATGTAACACAGTGTAAATATAATTCATTTGTAAACTTTATTTGTAGAAAATGCCTAACTGCCCGTTGGTTGGCCTGGTGCGATTTGTTGCCTACCTTTGTGCCATGATTGAAAGCGACGTGAGTAGTCCAACTACTGGAATAGTCCGAATACTGGTCTACTACTCATGCATCTCTTTAAGAGACCGCGAGCGCACACGTACATTACCTTATTACCAACTAACAAACAAACTATGGCAGGAAGAGCAAAGAAGGAAGCCGTCCCAGATACGAAGGCGGCAATTACCAAGGGACAAGCGACGGGCAAAGCCCCCGCCCCCAAAGATGATTTGAAGAAGTGCAAGGAACTTTATGAAGTCGTGCAGACGCGCGGTTGCAAAGGCGCAACGTTGGCAACCGTAGAGGAGTGCGTAGATTACGTAGCAGAGTACATGAACTTCTGTGAGCGAAACCCGTTCATCACGTTTGAAGTCCTAAAGGGTGGGAACGCGGCAGGGCAAAAGATACCTATAGAGAAGAAGCGCGCGCCATCGCTCGGGGGCTTCTGCCTTTTCATCGGGTGGACTATGCAAGCGTTCAAGAAGAACGGCGCACGGCTTGAAAAGCTGGCGGACGATGGGAACGAAGACGCGGCTAACTTATTGACCGGGTACGCCCTTATCGCCGAACTCATAGCAACCGATATGGACGAGAGCGCACTTGCCGGTGTGGTTGATGCTAACTACATGGCGAAGCTTAGAGGACTACGCGACCTTAAGGACGTTACAAGCAACGGCAAGGAGGCGGGCACGAAGGCTATGCAGGTTAACGTGCTTTCAGAGGACGCAGTGAAGAACCTACAGAAGTTAGGAGGCATATAAAGCATGAACGTTACATTTACTTTTGAAAAGATATTGGCGGCTTTCGTAGACCCGAAGATACGCGGTGTGGCCTCTAAAGGCGGCACACGTAGCGGTAAGACATGGGCTATCCTGCAGATGCTGCACATACTTGCACTGAGCAACCCCCAACCACTTGTTATCTCGTGTGTGGCGGCTACGTTCCCTATGGTCAAACGTGGTATGCTCCGTGACTTCAAAGCCATGGTGGCAGCCGAGGGGTATTGGGACGAGAACAAATTTAATAAAACGGAGAGTACCTACGAGTACCCGAACGGCACGATAGTAGAGTTCTTCTCATGTGATAACGCCGGGAAGGTGCACGGTCCGGCACGTGATATCCTCTTCGTCAATGAGGCGCAAAGCATACCCCGGGAAATCTTTAGGCAGCTTGACATCCGTACCCGTAAAAAGGTTATCATCGACTACAACCCGGTACGGAAGTTCTGGGGCGAAACCGAGTTCGTAGGTGACAGATACGTTACCATACACTCAACTTACAAGGATAACCCGTACTTGACCCCCGAACAAGTGGCAGCCATCGAGAAGAACAAGAACGATGCCAACTGGTGGCGCGTGTACGGTGAGGGCTTGACGGGCGGCGTGGAGGGTAACGTTTACCCCGAGTATGAGGTGATAGACGATATGCCGGAAACCTACACGGGCAGATGCCTGGGGCTTGACTTCGGTTTCGTGAATGACCCGACTGCGATTGTAGACATACGCATGGAGGGCTGGGACTTGTTCGTAGACTTGCTTTGCTATGAGCAGGGTCTACTGAATAGCCATATAGCGGACTACTTGAACGCCAATGCACTGAACCGTGTGATAACGGTGTGCGACAGTGCAGAGCAAAAGAGTATCGTGGAGCTACAGCAGAAGCGTATCAAGGCGATACCGTGTGTTAAGGGGCGAGGCTCCATAGCAGCAGGCATCGCCCAGGTGAAGCAGTTCAAGTTGCACGTAACAAAGCGTTCCATTAAGCTGCTTGACGAGCTGGATAACTACAAATGGATTAAGGACGAAGTATCGGGCACATACACCAACGAGGCTATAGACGCGTGGAACCACGCACTCGACGCTCTCCGTTACGGTGTGGACTTCTTGATACGTAAATACAGACCCAAACAATGAAAAAATTTATATTGAAATGGATATATCGCATAACAGCGATAAACAACCGAAAGGTATTATTGAGAGTCGCTAACCTACCGGCAAACGGAACCGTCCGAGTAACCAAGGACGAGGAGAAGTTGCTGAAGGACATGATTAAGTACTGCCGCCCCTCACAAGTCGCTACGCGCAATGGGAAGGCTGTATACAGACTTAGGGACGTCGAGGGCATAACTCTATGGTCTATGCTTGAAACGCGCCGCGCGGAGGACGCAAACGAGCGTATCAAGGCGTGGACTGATGACAACTACGAAGCCGAGACGATTCTCGATGCCGCGAAGCTTGACAAGTTCATAGTGTCACAGCTGGAAATCGCGGACGGTCTCGAGCAAATCGTGTTCCAGAACATGAAGCAGACGGGCGAAAGCGCGTTGACGGGTGACGAGACGATTAAACAAGCGAAGAACCTTCTCGGGCTTGTGCAGATTACCGCCGAGCTTTTCCACTGTAGCTTTGAGGACGCGAAGCAAATCAACTATTCGGACGCTATGCTGGCTATCGCCAAACGTAACGACGAGATAGAGAAGGAGAAGCGAGATATGAAGAAACAACAAATGAAAAACAGATAGTTATGACTTTTGAAACAATAATTAACACAGCGAACGCCCGGGCTACAGCCTTGGGCAAAACGCTGATATTCGGAGATACCGCCGTACAGAACGTAGCAGCTAATGAATTGGGCGATGACTTCTTTACGCTTGACGTAACGACTGGAAGCTATACGGACACGAACGTACCTAACAGCAGCGCCTACACGGTAGTCATTCGCTGTATGGGTACATCGGCTTATATGCGAGACGACGCAGTAGAGATAGCGACACTGATACGTACAGACCTACTTTTGCATGAGATGCTTAAGAGCTTCGTATGCGGCTACGAGATAGGCTCGCTACGTATCGCCAAAGTACAGAACCAGTACGACACCATCAAATCGGGCTGGGAGGCAACGTTCGATGTTTACAAGTATGGGGCGTGAACTTAATACCGTTTGTTTTCTGATGGTTTACTTCGTACTTTTGTGCATTGTTTAAAAACAAAAGAACATGAAAATCATCAGAAACAACATTATCCCGGTCAAAGGCTTCAAGGCTATTAACCTATTCGGCGTTCTCTTCGTACGTGGTAACGCGGTAATTAGCGAGAAGACGTTAAGACACGAACACATCCACACGATGCAAATGCGTGAAATGCTGTACGTGCCGTTTTACTTGTGGTACGGTATCGAGTACGTTATTCGCTTTATCGGTTGGAGCTTCGAGAAGAAGCCGTGCAACCCGAACGACAAGCCCTATGACCGTATGAGCTTTGAGAAGGAAGCCTACGGCAACGAGCACGATGTAGACTACCCAAAGACAAGGAAGCATTACAGTTGGTTTAAGTATATTTAACTATGAACAAGGAAGTTACCCAATTAGTTAGGCAGATACGCGACGAGATAGTAGCTAACTACTATCGCATGAGGCTTAACGCTTCGGGTCGCTTCGACAGAGAAACAGAAGTGGTAGAATATGCAGGCGGCGTGAAGATAGAAAGCCCGGCATACATCTATCAGATGGAAGACGGGAGGGCGGCTGGTAGCTTCCCACCCGTTTCTGCCATCAAGCAGTGGATTAAAGACAAGAACGCGAACGCCGGTACGGACATACCCGAAGAAGCGGCATACGCGATAGCATACGTTATCAAGCGCGACGGTATTAAAGTACCCAACGAGCACAACGAAGGCGGCGTAGCAAGTAAGATACTAACCCCCGAGATGGTGCAACGTATCACAGTAGAGGTGTCCCGGATAGTACGGGCGGAGATATTAACCATTTTAACTAAAAAGCAATGATTATACGAAATCTATTAAACAACAAGACAGCAACGGCGGCTGGGATTATGGCTATTAACGGCATAGGCGCTGGTCTCTATAACCCTATACGCTTGGAGCAGGTGGGCGCGGTTACCAGTATGAGCCTAATCTTTTCACGTAATGGCGACACCAAGGCAACCGCCGTAGTTACCCCATACGAGGGTGCGGTATTGGATGTGTCGATGATGGCGGCAGCTACACCGAGCATAACGGAGAGCATTAACGCGAGTCTCGGCTTTACCGACTTCGTGGATAACGTGTCAATACAATACGTAGAGGGTACGTTAAAGTCTATCATGATACGCGTTATACATACCCCCGCGGCATACGCCCAGTTTGCAACAACGGCAAGCACGCGCAACCTATCCGACTACGGCAACGGGCTGTTTAACCAATTTGACTTTAATTGCTCTGCGTTCCTTAACAGCCCGTTAACGGGTAAACCGTTTAACTTTGCTTTGAGATACGGACAGATTACAGCGAACTCGGACGGTAGACTAAAGTTCAGAAACAACGGTACGGGTACATCTACTCCATGGGATAATGCGTATGTAGTGCAGGGGGCGTACCCCCAATTATACCAGTTCAGAACCGCAAACGACGCCAGCGTATGGGGCTACGCACGCTTTGAACGTAAATACCCGTATTGCCCGGACCCCAACAAACGGGTAACGCTTCGATGGCTTAACAGCAAGGGGGCGTATGATACGATGTACTTTGACCAATACCGTATTGTGCCTACTTACTTGGTTAACTTCTCGGGCGGCAACCGCGTGTTGTCCTACGACGTTACGATAAACGTAGTGGTAACCGACGATAACCAAAACGCGCTGTACTGGCTTTCACGTTCGGGCGAGGTTGCCGGGGTATTCCCTTTGGCTACCAATCAGTGGGCACGCGTTACGATACAGAACCCGAACGCATTGAACATACAAGGCGGCGCGACGGGACGAGTAGCGGCGTTTAAATGCAAGTTTGAAATTATAGAACCTTAACAATATGGATTTAACAATACGAATTAATGGCGAATTGATAGACGGCGTAACCGCGAACTCGGTGAAACTGACTATCAACAACCCGGACCCTTTGAAATTCACGGAGCAGACGGTCAGTTACTCCGGGACAATCAACGTACCGCGTTCAGAAGTAAATGACCGGGTGTTTCGTTCCGAGCGTTTCCCTGGGAAGTTCATAAAGACATCCCCATACCTTGCAGAATTGTATTTCGGGGGCCTTAATATTCCGTTCGGCAGCGGTTTGTTTCGTGTACGTGTAACAGCAGACGAAGACGGGTACAGCCTTGAACTGATAGAGAACATAGCAAAGCTTTCGTCGTTACGCGCCCCGGTGGTGGCAATACCTAAAGAGGAAACGCCGGCGTATCAGTTTTCGACGTACATAGACAGCCTTAATTACGCGTACCCGAACGACGTTACCATACCCACGATATACGCGGCGAACGGGACAACGCCCGTGCTTATGTCCTATATTGCAGACCGAGTTACGAAAACGGCAGCGGAATACAAGGACGCGGAAAGCCAGTTGGTCTTTAAAGGCGCGCACGACGGTCTGGACGGCTCGGTATATCCGACTAATTACATGATAGCGGAAAACAACGAAGTAGCCACGTGTTTTACATACATGGCTGGTTCTGATTTCGATTTAAGGTTTACCGACGATTCGTTTATAGTCCTTCCGCCCTCCACGCCTTCTACCATTTATCTTAGAAGCAACGGCGGTACATTCGCTTTGCCATTTAAGCGCGGCGCGGTAAGACCCGACGGCAACCACCCATATTACCCGGAAAACCCGGGTTCTACGTCCTGCTTGGTGAGACCGAGGTCCTCACGCGATTTGAACCTCGGCTTTACAACATCCGCCTCATCGGGGGTGTATTCGTTTACACCGATTACTACCGTACCGAATACGGAAGCTTATTTTATATCGTTCAAGATTAATTATGTTTCCACCCCGGAGTATGCTTGGGACTTGGTAGAGACGATGGGTATAGATACGCCTTTCGATATTGTGCAGGCATTCTGCAAAGCGTTTTGCTGGACATACGAATTTAAATCAAGCCCGTTTGCATTGACACTTAAACCGTTTATCAACCCGTCTACGAGTTCGACCTATCGTGTAGACTTGACCGGGAAGATAGACACATCAAGTATAAAGGTTGCAGAAACCGCAGGCGCTGCAAGAACATACGCAGTACAGGTAGGCTCACTTAAACAGACGGTAGGCGGTTACGGTGGCGCCATATCTACGCAGGAGACGGTAGGTGAGAGCGCGTTCCCGGTGAACCCAGGTGCGCGAAGGCCGTACGCCACCATGATTAGGTTGGCTGGTTCGTACACGCTCGATAACTATTTCAACCGTGCGAGCGGTTACCACTCTACGATAGCAGGGCATTATTATCGCTTTTCTCCCGGATGGCAGATGACGGCTAAAATGAACCTATCATATTTCGACATACAGAAAATGAAGTCCGACGCGCTTTACTTCGTGGGCGAGCTTAACTACTGGTTCTACCTCCGAACGATAAGCAATTGGGACCCATCAACAGGAAATGCGAACGTTACGTTAATCGCAGTTAAAAATTAATAATTTGGATTATGGCAACAGAAAAAGTTACTCTATTAGACCTTTCGTTTGATACTTCATCAGCCCTTGATGGGCTGGACGCTCTTATAGCAAAGTCCGTAGAGCTGGCAGAAACAAAGAGCCAGCTAATGGAGGCGCTTAAGGACGAAAAGAAGCAGTTGGACGACGCAGGCAAGGCGTACAAAGCCGGGACACTCGGTCACGACGATTATAAAAAGGCGGTAGGCGATGCGGTAAAGGCTCAAATAGATTTGAAAAAGCAGTTGTTGGACGTTAACGCGTCAATCTCCGATAATAATCGCGAGATAAAGACGAACACGACACTCCTAAACAGCCAGGAGGACAGCGTGGACGCGCTTCGGGCGCAGCTCGCAAAGAACACCAAAGAGCTGAACTCAATGAGTGCAGCGACGCGCAACAACACGGACGAGGGACAGAAACTTGTCACCGAGACGAAGGAAATAAGCGACAAGCTTAAGGACATGGAAAAGGCTGTAGGCGATAACCGTAGGAACGTAGGTAACTATGCGGAGAGCATCCAGGAAGCCATGGGCAGCACGAAGGGGCTTTCCGGGGCTACAGCGGCTATGGCTACCTCTCTTTCGGGGGGCGTGAACATCCTAAAGGTGTTTAATGCTACGTTGAGAGCTAACCCGATATTGGCGGTAGTGTCGGTTATCCTTGTTCTCGTGTCCACTATCGAAAAGCTGATGAAACGCAATAGCGAGATGGCTGCAAACCTAAAGGCGGCATTCGCTCCGTTTGAGGTTATCTTCTCGCGTATATTGGACGGTGTTACCGAGCTTCTCGGGGGTGTGGCAAAGGCTTTTGACTGGATAACGGAGAAGGTTGTCAACTTGCTTTCGTCTATCGGTCTTATTACCGAGGGGACCACAAAGGCAGCGAACGCGGCAAAAGCGCTCACCAAGCAGGAGTTAGCGATATACGAGGCGGAAACCAACAACCTTGTAACATTATCAGCGATGCGTAGAGAGCTGGAGGCACAACGTACCATTGTAGGAGACCAGCTAAAGACCGCAGAAGAACGGAACCTGGCAGCGCAAAAGGCTATCGCGATTTCCAAGCAGATGGAGAAAGCCGAGATAGACGTACTACAGCAGAAGTACAACCAAATCAAGGCGCAAAACGAATTGGGCTACACCAGCAAGGAAGACAGACGTGCCGAGATGCAGGCACTGGCAGACCTACAGGCGCGCCAAGCGGATTATATCGGGCAGCGTAAGGAGTTGGAGAACCAGGCGAGCGGTATCGTAAAGACGCAGATCGCAGCCAATGCGGCAGCCTACAAGGCCGCGGAGAGCGCCAAAGCACAAGCTGCAATAAAGGCAGCGCAAGACGCGGAGAACCAAAAGCGCGCCTTGCAAGAAGCTACCATAAAGCAGATGGAAACAGCGTTAACGGCTCTTAACCTTTCAATGCGGGCTAAAGAATTGGAAAACGACACCATCGGAACGAAGATAGAAAACGAAAAGGCATACGTAGAGGAAAGTTTAAAGCTTGAAAAGTACAGATTGGAGCAGGGTCTCATCTCAAAACAGGAATACGCCAACAAGGAAGCCGAATTTAACTTAGGTATACAACAACTGGAGATGCAACGTAAAGAGGAACAGGACGCGTTAACGAGAGAACGAGAAGCGACAGACGCGGCGAACCTTCACGAGCTTAAGATGATGGAAGTTACCAACGAATTCGACATGCGCCAAATGCAACTCGATGCACAATATGAGCAAGAGATGGCAGCAGCCGAGAAGATAGGGGCTGACACCGCGCTGATACAAGCCAAATACGAGAAGGCAAAGGAGGAGAACACGAGGGCACGCGTTAATGCAGAACTGACGATGACAGCAGGACTCGCGGGACAAATGTCAACACTGTTAGGAGAACAAAGCGCTATAGGTAAGGCATTTGCGGTTGTTCAAGCGACAATAAATACTTACTTAGGTGCAACAAAAGCGCTGGCAAGTGGTGGTATATTCGGTATTGCACAAGCCGCTGTTGTGATTGCATTCGGTATGAAGCAAGTCGCTACGATTGCAAAACAAAAAGACCCCGATACGAAAGTTAACACCTCGGTCAAGAAGTATGCAAAGGGCGGTCAGATATACGGACGTTCCCATGCACAAGGCGGCGTGACGTTCCGAGGCGATAACGGGCAGGTGTTCGAGGCAGAGGGCGGTGAAAACGTCTATATCATGAAGAAGACAGCGAGCGCCGAGATTAACGCGTTATCCGCACTCAACGAAGCACACGGCGGCAATTCGTTCGGTACCTCGGGGCTTTACAAGTTTGCCGATGGCGGTATGGTTGCCGGGCTTTCCGAAGCTAGCCGCGTAGTCAAGCAAGCCGGGAGCATGAAGTTATCAAACGAAAGTATTAACCAACTCGCGGGGGTGGTTATCGACGCAGTAATGAGCATGCCTAACCCGGTTGTATCGGTGCAGGACATCAACAACGGACAAAACGACGTTTCTGTAGTCCAGAGGCTGGCAACATTTTAAACCATTAACTCATACAGAGATGGCAGTTTACTATATACTGCCTATCTTTGCATGAGTTACAACAAAGACAAATTATATGAAATTTAGAAAACTTAGAATTATTCAAGCCGGTGTGACTACCAATTTCGGTGCATGCGAAGGCAAGGAATACCCGTTAGTTATTACGGAGAACGCAGTTCAAAGCGTTGTAACGCTCGGCAACCTAAAGCCTATCCATTGCAGACGCACCCATAATGGGGCAGATATGCTGGACGGGTATTTAGGGAAATTCACTAACTTCGTCTACGAGGACGGTGTAGCTTATGCCGATTTGGAATTATCCGAAGCCCTACAAGCCGCCTACCCATCGGAGGCAAAATTCATCTCCGAGATGATAAAGAACGAACCCGATATGCTGGGCGTTTCGGTGGTAGGTATCAACAATCAGACATTAAACGGTGATGTGCTGGACGTTACCGAATTTTTTGAGTTATACTCATGCGATTTGGTAGGCCTTCCAGCAGCCACCACAAGCTTATTTAATAATCAAAACGAAAAGAAGATGAACAAATTTTTTAGTTCTTTCGCTTCTCTATTCAAGAAGTCGAGCTTTGCAACAGAGACGGTAGAAACCGTAGACGGTGCGAGTATCACGATTGAAGCAGCAGGCGAAACAATGGCTATCGGCGACAAGGTGTTTGATAGCGAAGGCAATGCCCACCCGGACGGCAAAGTAGAAGTGCAGGTTGAGGACGGCGTATTGGTTATCACCATTGCAAACGGTGTTATCGAAAGCGTAGACGCTAAGGCAGAAGAAGAGGCCAAAGAAGAGGAAGAGATTGAAGTTGAAACCCCGACTACCGCAGAAGTACCCGAAGAGTTTGCAAACCGCATGGCAGCTTTGGAAACCTCGGTTACTGAACTTACCGCATCACTGGAAGCTATGATGGCCCAATTTAGCAGAGCGACAGCGAAACCCGGTGCGCCAGCGGTTAACATGCCGAAGAAGAAAGAAACAAAATTATCAAAAGAGGCTGTGGCAGAAGCAGCTAAAAGATTCTACAACAAATAACTAAAAAACAAAAATTATGGCTTTTACATTTACAGACCTTAACAGATTAAACCTCAACTCACTTAATGAGGTTATTTCCTTAACCGTCGGCCTTGCTGGTGAAATCGCACAAGGCATCACAGTACTGAATGGTATCCCTAACGGTACACCCGTCGTTTCCCTTACAGCAGCCGACAAGGCATTGCGCAAATCAGCAGGATGTAACGGTGAATACTTCTATAATAGTGTAGCTGACAAGGTTAAATATTACCAGCACGCACCTATCGAATTGCCTATCGAGATTTGCTTGCAAAGCTTGTGGGGTAAGATGGTAGCAAAGGGTATCAACCTTGATGACAACTTCTCTGAAACCGAATTAGCCGGCTTTATCCAGTCCGAGGTATTGAAGGTATTGGAGGCTGACCTGCTTCGTTTGGCTTGGTTGGATGGTAACGTAGCGGCAGAAGCAACTGGTTACGGTATCTTCACTAACGGCGGTATTATCAAGCAGTACAAGAGCAGCGCAATGACTGAAAACATATTGGTTCTCGATAATAGCGGCGTTCTCGCTGCATTGCGTGGTGCTATCGACGCACAACGCCCCGATACACTGGACAACTCTGAGTTCTTCGTTACGTCTAACGTTATGCGCTTGTACAAGAACTTGTTGCAGACACGTGATAACAGCGTAGCACAGTCCGACATCGTAGACGGACGCCCGGTGTATTACTTCGAGGGTTACAAGATTAACGAGTTGAGACACGTTTCTAACGCAGCTACCGCTGACGGTTTGGACACCGCGTTTATCGCGTTCACTCCGAAAGACAATATTCAGATTGCACTGGAAAGCGCTGGTACGGTTATCGCTCCGTTCATCCAGGACGCAAAAAGCAGAAACTACTACTCACAAACATTGTTCGCGGCTGATGCTATGTTGGTAGCTCCCGAGAAAATGCAGTTGTGGTTGACAGCGAAAGCAGGAAAATAAATAAAATCATTTACTAATTAAAGGGGTTGGGATATTAACCCGGCCCCTTTTTATTTCAAATAATATGGCAAAAGCATGTTTAGGTAAACTATCCGGAAACATCACCGTAGGGTGTACGATTCCGCAGATAGGTATCAAAAATATATATTTGGTGCACGCGGATGATGTTACGTTAACGTTATCATCCACAGGTACGTATGTCAGTGGCATAGCGTTTGCTTCGGGCGCTAAATCTACTTTGGTAGAAGGGTACAAACAAAATATCCAGGTTACCGGGTCTATCCGGACTATGGACGCCTCCGTAAAGCAGGATATTAGCGTAGTGTTTAAAATGCCGCGTTCCGGCTCTTATGTAACGCAGGCAAGACCTATCCTCACGGGCAAATTTTATGTCCTGGTGGAGGAGGCGAACGGCGAATATACATTCGTGGGCTCTGCGTCTCCTTTGGAGTGTTCGGGGTTTGATTTCGACAGCAACGCAAACGCAGGTATGATAACGGTAACGTTAACCGCACCCGAAGGTTCGGCAGGGAATTATTTCACTTATGCAACCGCGGAGGTATCTGCCGCAATAATCTCTAAATCAGTTTAATTATGGCATGTATTTCAAAATTGGCAAGAGCAATCACCTATGATTGCGACAGTGGCGCAGCTGGTATCACGAGCGCGCTGATTATTAACAAAGCAGATATTGCGAGTTTCACAGTAGACGCGACTGGGGCTGTAACGGTGCTTGCTTTAGCTGCGGGTGCTAAAGCATATAAGATTGACACGGTTAAGCGTTCTTTGGTGATGTCGACGGCATTGAAGGTTAACGAAGGCGCTCCTAATGCGTTCACGCACACCGCCACCATTACTGATATGACCCGTGCCACATCAGAGGATTACTTTAATATTTGCAGTGCTATGTCTAACGGTTCGTTCGTTATATTATTCCAACCCGTAGGGGGGACACAAGCCGTTGTAAGCGGGTTGTATTATGGCATGTCCGCAACGGCATTAGACAGAAACAGCCATGACAATGGCGCGTGGTCTACGATTACTTTGGAAACGCCGGAAAACGTTATAGGCGAGGACAATTTGAGCATGGCTACCTCAGTCTACGAAGCTATTTATACGGCAGCAGTAGGATAATAATTAACTAAAAAAGAAAGGGAAAAAATAATATGGCATGTTTAGGAAAAATAAGTACGTCTTTGGCTATGCCGTGCGGCGCTCCTAACCCTGGGGGTCTCGGTAGACCCGTATCGGCAAAGCTTATTAACGCTTCGGATATAGCAAGTTTTACGTTAAATGCGGGCTTCGCCATTATCACCCGGGTAGTAGGGGCTGTGGGCTACGATGTAACCACAGTTAATAACTCCCTCACCATCTCGGTGGGTCTTAAATCGCAGGACATTATGGCCGGTGCTTATGATGTATCAATTACATTTAAGAACTTTGGCTTGACTTATGTTGACTTATCTAAGGGCACCCCCTTGGGGGTCTCAAGCGATATGTCTCGTTCGGAGTTGGTCATCGCAGTAGACCACGGCAACGGTGTTTACCGGGTCTACGGCTTGGGTGCTCCCTTGGTTTGTACCGAACTTGTGGGAGATTCTGCGGCAAGCGAGTATTACACATATACGTTTGGCGTAGAGGACTGGCAACCAGGCACGACTATTCACGGTTTATCGAAAGCGGACTACGACGCATTGAGTACGCCAGCAGGAGCAGAATAATAAATCAAAAGAAAATGAAGGAAGAAAAAACTAATACTACTGGGCAGGGCGAAAGCACTGCTCCCGTTGTTGTTGAACCAAAGGTTGCAACATTACAAGAGAAGTTGGATGTATATTACGCAATGACCGGGTTAAAACTGGACCCTAATTGTCACATGGATATGGAATATTTATCTTTGTGGTATGAAACGAAGTATCTGACAAAGGTGGTTTACAGATGGGCGATGAAGCCCGGGGCGCGTATCGTGCATTACGTCGATGGTGTTGTGTATAAGAGTGCAAACATGACTGACGCAATTGCGGAACGCCTCATGACTGAAAACCCGGCTTATGCTGAATGCTTCGTAGAAATCAATAAAGAGGAGAATTAAATATGATAGGTTACAGACGTTTCGCGCTTGTTGTCGAAAAGGCGCTTAAGTTGTCCGCTAACACGGGCGATAAGATTATTAACTACGGAGACGGCAACTTATATCCGCAAGAAATAGCAGAGCTAATATACGCTTCCAAGACAGCCACAGCCGCAGTTGAGAAAATGACCGAGAACATTATTTGCGAGGGGTTCAAGAACAAAGATTTCGCGGCGATAACAAACGGGAACGGCTGTAATATGGACGATGTTTTAGAGGCTACGGCAAACGATGTCGCACGTTTTAGGGGCTGGGCTTGGATAGTCCAATACGGTTTGACACCCGAAGGCTACAAGCCCCGAAACGTGTACAACGTTCCGTTTGAGTATGTCCGTGCCGAGATGAACGACAACTATTTGAAAGACCCAGCCATAAAGAGATGGCGCGTTTTCAATAATTGGGATAGACAGAACGTCAAGGCAACAAGCAGCGCGCAGAACTCCACAGTATACCCGACATATGACCCGGATAACTTTGCAGCAGAAGTTGAGGAGTGCGGAGGTATCGAGAACCATAAGGGGCAGCTTCTGTACGTGAACCTTGGTACAACCCGACCATACCCCCTTAGTACGTTCCATTCGGTGCGTAACGAGATGGGCGCGGAAGACAAGAACGGTAAATACGTTAACCGTACTTTGGGCAGGGGCTTCCATATGTGCAGTATCGTGTCGCACGGTGATTTCGAGACCGAGCAGGCACAACAAGAATTCCGCGATACACTGGCAGAAATGATGGGTAGCGAGAACGCCGGTTCAGTGCTTACAGTAAGGGATGAAAACGTAGCTACGGACAAACCGTTTATCAGAGTTGACGAGTTGGGGAGCCCTATAGATAGGGAGCTGTATAAGGCATACGTAGAACCCCTTAGAAAGGACATTGCTATATCGGCATATAACATTCCGCTACCCCTTATTGACAGTTCTCTGATGACCTATTCTAACGCTTCGGGCGAGGTTATAAAGGAGCTGCAAAAGGTGTACCGCAATAGCTTGCAAAAGATACGCCAGCGCATTTCACGCGAGTTGTACCAAGTGTTCGGGGTTGACCCGTCAGTTACAGAAATTAATAATAAATTCGAAGAAGATGGAAGACCTTAAATCATACCCGATAATATTGTTCCGCCAGTTGTTTGAGATAGCGACGGACGTCAAGGACAATAAGATAGAAAAGGCGTTCTTCGAGGCTGACCTTCTCGACATATTACCCCAGGTTGGCAGCATGTATGATGCGGTCCCTGGGAAATATATCTCGGACGGGTCTAACTTCGCAGGACTTGAAAGGGTTATCTGTTATTACGCGTTTGCGCGGTATTTGCAGATAGCCGACCAAAACAGCACGAGCACGGGCATGAAGATTCAGACCTATGGCGGCTCGGTAGTCATACCCGATACAAGCAAGGTTAAAAGGTTTGAGGCTGAACGGAGCAAGGCAGACCTTTTTATAGAGCCGTTGATTTGCCAAATGAAGGCAGACGGGTTTATAAAGGCATGCGCTGTATTGAATACCCGTATAGGGTTAATCAAGTGATAGAACAATTTGGGGCCTATTTCCGCACGTTTTTTGCTGTTACCGTTCTAACAGTAGTTACGGATATACGGGACTTTATATTTTTAGTAGTTATAGTTACCGCGTTGAGCTGGTTGGTAGGTTATTTGGCAGACCGGGCAAAAGGACAGCCCTACAAGCATAAAAAGACCATGCAGGCGGTTAAGGAGTTGTTTTTAACCAATGCAATTCTATTCTTTGTAGCCCTAACATGTAATATGTTGGAGCCTGGGATAGATTATCAGCTTTTAGTAAAGACGCTCACGGGTATATTCCTTATTATATACGCGCGTAACATAACAAGAAACCTACGGGTAGTACAGCCGGGAAATGAATTCGTGAAGGTGCTTAACAGCATAGCGAATAGCAAGTATTTCCAACTTAAGAAAAAGATTAAGGACGGCGAATTTGAAATACCCTTAGAAGAAAAGGAGAAAGAAGATGGCGAACAGCAGTAAATTAATACCGTTCATCCTTCAGTGGGAAGGCGGTTTCGTTAATGACCCCGACGACCTGGGGGGCGCAACAAACAAAGGTATCACTATAGGCACATTCACCGAATACAAGAAGCGGAAGGGGCAAAAGGCCCCCACCGTTGACGACTTGAAAAACATATCTGATGCCGAATGGCACGATGTTTTCAAGTCCTTGTACTGGGACAGGTGGAAAGCCGATGAGATTAAAAATCAGTCGGTAGCAAATATTTTAGTTGATTGGGTCTGGGCTTCCGGTTCGCACGGTATAAAGCGCCCGCAACGTCTTTTGGGCGTGAAGGCGGACGGTATCGTAGGCAAACAGACCATTGCAGCCCTTAACGCTATGGACGCGGCTACGCTCTTTAAAATGATTAAAGACGATAGGGCAAAGTTCGTCGACGAGATTTGTAAGGCGAGACCCAAAAACGAGAAATACCGCAAAGGATGGATGAACCGTATTAATGCAATCCGCTATGAGTAAACTACAAAAGATAATTATAGGCTTTGCCGTCCTTATGGTGCTGTTCGGTGCAGTAACCAAGATGGTAGACACCATAAGGAAGCAAAGAGCCGAAATAGGACGTTTAGAACGTAACGTTGAGGCGATGAACGACGTGCAGATAGAGTACAAAACAAAACTCGGAGATGCAGCGGTGAAGCGTAAAGCCTTAGAGATGTCGCACAAGGAGCTGAAGAAGACGAACGCAGACCTCTACAAAGAGGTGGACGCGCTTAACGTTCGAGTGAAAGATGCGCTTTCCGCAACCCGTACCGTTACCAAGACAGTAATAAAGGAGGTGGTGCGTACCGATACAGTAGCCGGCGAGTTGATAGCCGAATACCGGGACGCATGGAATACGATACAAGCAAGGGTTAAACGGGATAGCACGGAATTAAGCTACCAAGGTAGGGACACGATAACGGGCGTTATCACAGTCCGGAAGAAAAAGTTCTTGTTTTTCAGATGGGGGGTCAAGGCTATAGAGCATGACATATCAAACAAAAACCCCAAAACAAAGATGGATATAGACATAGCGGTAAAATTAAAATAATTAGGAAATGGAGGGCTGTTAACAGTTCTCCATTTTTCGTTAACATCCCTTAACCACAGATGACACAGTAAAAAATCGCTACTGTGTCGGTCTCTGTGTCATCTAACTCCCTCTACTATAATATATTATATGTAAATACACAGTAGACACAGTAAAAAGGGGGTAAAACATTATTTTGGAGAATATAGCATTTACCACTATAAACGAGCTGTAAAAACCACTATATCCGGAATATAAGTTTAGAAAAAAAGGTGTGTGTCTGTGTCGTGTCAGATAAGGCACTGATAAATAGCACTTTAGCCCACACACACCGTTTCTTTACATCTTTTCACTTTTCATTAAGGTTTATTAGCACAAAAAGAGATACAACCCATCAGTATTTGCCGTATCTTTGTAATGTCAAAAGGAAACAAGGGTTTCCCGGAAGGCATGAGGTCACCAAGACATTAAATTGGAAATAACCGTGAACAAGTAAGAACGTAGATTTGTTATTAACGTATAAAACGAAGCGAAGTATGAAAGCAATTGATTTAATTTCTAGGGAAACGCTGACCCCCAGTCAGTTCGAGATGAAGAGCCACGTATTAGTATTTATAGACGAGGCAGGCAACGAGTATAGCGATACTTTTTCAGAGGTACGCCATAACGGACGGTTTGAGGAATACCAATACACCGGTATGGGATATGAGTACATGCAAGACCTTTTAGAAGCTATTTTCTTAAATAGTGCTAACAAGTGAACTAACGTATTCGCAAAAGCGTTATATTTGCATCAACAATTTAAAAAATAAAGTTATGAAAGAGCAAAAGTTTATTATCGATGAAGTGAAAAAGCACTTGCAGGCAAGCGCGAGGAAGAACAAATACCAAGTTATTGACGCAGCGCAAGAGATGCCGACGTTTGAGGGGGTTTATACTCCCTTACTACGTCTCTACAATGGAAGGAACGAAATACCCGGTAAACGTAGAGGAAATGTATATCTACTGTGACGAGTGGGACGAGTTCTATAACGAGACGGTGGCAAAGGTTGCGCAAGCCATTTTGGAAGCCGAACAAATCAAGGAAGCATAAATTAGTTATTCACCATATAAAAAGAAAAGAAAATGAAAATTACACCGTTAACAATCGATTTTGACGTTACAAACGAACAAGAAGTAGCATTTGTAAATGACCTAATGAACCGTCTATTTGGAGGCGCACCGCTTAAGGCTATGGCAGCGCCTACAGAGAACCCAGTAAACAGTACAAGCGTACCAACGTTTAGCGAACCGACGCAGACCGCCGCACCCGTCCAGGAAGTGAAGGAGAAACCGAAGCAAGAAACGATTACCGAAGCTATTGCAGAAGTTAAAAAGGAAATGGAAAAGCCCGAAAAGGTAACGAAGCCAAAGACCGTAAAAGAAGCCCCACAAGCGACGATTGAACCCGAACCCGTACAAGCTCCCGTTGAAGAGGAGAAAGTCCCAGAGAAAGCCCCAAACAAGCCTCTAACGGCAAAGGACATGCAGGCGTTCATGATTGAGTTGATGAAAACCGGGAAAATCACGCGCCCACAATTAACGGATATCATGTTGGAGTTCGGCGGCGCGTCCCTTATGCGTATCAAGCCCGAGAAGTTCGAGTTACTTAAACAACGTATTGAAACCTATAACGATTAAAAAGAATGAAAGTACAAATAGACCACACAAGTAGGGCACATGCCCTGCTTTCCCCGAGCAGTTCGCACCGCTGGCTTAACTGCACGCCATCTGCACGGTTGGAAGAACCATACGAAAGCACGAGTAGCGCGGCATCGGAAGAAGGAACGATAGCGCACGAGTTGGCAGAGCACGCGATAGAAAAGTATTTAGCCGGGAAATACCTACCGTTATTGGACGAATTGCCCGTACCCGGCGAGATACGTAACAACAAATACTATAGTTCAGAAATGGAACACTACGTAACCGACTACGTTTGCTACGTGTGCGACATCTACGAACTTGAGGAAGGTGCCAAAATGAGTATAGAACGGAAGTTCGACCTAACGACATACGTTCCCGAGTGTTTCGGTAGCTGTGACTGTGACATAGTAGGCGAGACTGTTCTAAACATCATAGATTTAAAATACGGTAAGGGCGTACAAGTGGACGCTAATGGGAATAGCCAATTAATGATGTACGCTATCGGAGTGCTTAACTCCCTGGAGCCAGCGCACCGCGCGAAGATTGAAACGGTACGTATGCACATCGCACAAGTACGGTTAGGCAATTACTCGGTATTCGAGATGTCCGCACGGGACTTGACCCACTGGGCAATACACGTACTTCGCCCCACTGCCGAAAAGGCATGGGCTGGACAAGGGGAAACCAAAGTAGGTAGCCATTGTAAGTTCTGTAAGTTCAAAGCCCAATGTAGGGCACAGAAAGAGGCTTTAGTTAGCGAGTTCGAGACCTACGGAGACACAAAGGCGTTAACGCTTGACGAGATAGGAGATATATTAAGCAAGTCCGATATGTTCACCGACTGGCTTGCCTCGGTCAAGACATTCGCAATGCAAGCCGCTATGCGGGGCAAAAAGGTCAAGGGGTGGAAGCTTGTAGAGGGTCGCTCGGTACGTGTCATAAACGACACGGAAACAGCCATAGAGCGCCTAAAGGCTGTAGGTTTCTCAACGGAGGACATAACTAACAGCAAATTGAAAGGTATTGGAGACCTGGAAAGGCTTGTAGGTAAGAAACCGCTCGCCGCAACTCTCGACGGTCTGATAGTCAAGCCACAAGGGCTGCCAACGTTAGCCCCCGAAAGCGATAAGAGGGAAGAATTAAGCCCTGCTATAGATGACTTCGATGAATTAAATTCATAAAAGAAGTTAACGAAAGAACCAACCTATCAGATAAAGCGTTATATTTGCATTATCAATTTAAAAACAGATCGATATGAAAAGTAACAACGGTATCTTAACAGAGAAAGAGATTCAAGAAAGAACCAAGTTTTGGAACAAAAAGCAATTCCGCACATGGAGCAAGAAAGAACTTGAAAGAACCTCTACAGATATGCAAAAACTTTTGGCAGCCCTAAAGGGATTCAGTATGGACGAGATTAAAGCTATCAGAAAGTTAGACCGATATGACTTTGACGCGTACCACAAAAGGGGACCAAAGTATATCATATGGATGGCATACCAAAGAGAGATAGATTACGCTATTTCGATAGCACCAAAAACTTTTAAAGTTAAACAAGGTTAACAGAATAAACAACCTATTGAGTTATTTGTTATCTTTGCAACATCAAATTAAAAACGGAACGCCCGAACCGATTAGAGGGCAAAAACAATAAAAAAGTTATTATGGCAAAAGCAATGATTAAGAACGTGAGATTGAGTTATGTTAGATTGTTTGAAGCACAGCAAGTCAACGGACAAGGAGAAGCAAGTTACAGTGTGTGTTTATTGATTCCGAAAGATAGTCCGGAAGTCCCAAAGATTAAGGCAGCTATTGAACAAGAATTTGAGGGGCTGAAAGCCCGTTACCCGAAGTTGAACGGTAAGAACCCGAAAGTATGGACTAACCCATTAAGAGACGGTGACGAAGAAAAAGACGGTGCAGAGTATCAAGGTTGCTACTTCATCAATGCAAAGCGTAAAGAGAAGCAAGGCGCGCCTATCGTAATCGACGGTAAGAAACAGTACATCACGGACCAGAACGAGGTTTATAGCGGTTCTTGGGGCAACGTAGCCGTATCATTTTACCCCTATGAGTTCACCGGGAAGTACGGTATCGGTGTAGGTTTGAACGGCGTGCAGAAGACAAGAGACGACGAAAGACTGGATGGCGGAACGAGCATTGATGATTTCGACTTTGAAGACGAGAACGACGATTTATTCAACTAACAATCCACTTAAACAGATTAATAACCGGGCGGTGTAGCAGCCGCCCAAAAATAAAAAGCGAAAATGGGGAAATACGATTCGTACGTAAACGCGGAAGGTGTTAGAATTTCAAAAGCGACGGGCAAACCGTTGAAGAAGTATAATAAGGTCAACAAGGCATACTGGGCAGCTCGTGAGGGCAAAGCGGTAGTAGAGGTACAACAACCTACAGTAGAGGTAGACCCGGTAATAGCAAAATTGCAGAGCCTCTATACAGAGGAGGAGATAAAAGGTATTATCGGTTTGAAGGAAGACAAAGGCACGTTTGAACTCATCAACATTGTAGAAAAAACAAAGTCAAGCATAGATGACGGAAATACGGGCATACTGATTGCTTCGGACTTCCACATAGAGGAGACCGTAAAAGCATCAACCGTTTTAGGTCTGAATGAGTTCAACATAGATATTGCAGAGAAGCGCGTTAAGAACTATTTCGCGAACGCTATATACATGGTTAAAAAGCATTCTATAAATAATTTGGTAGTTGGTTTGCTGGGAGACTTCATAGGTGGCTATATTCACGACGAACTGGCGCAAACAAACAGCCAGACCCCAATGCAAGGTATTTCCACTATCAAATCATGGCTCATTTCCGGGCTAAAAGCGATGCACGATCAGCTACCCGAAATTGAAAAGTTTGTCGTTGTCGGTATATGCGGAAATCATGCAAGAACTACGAAGCGCATGCAGTTTGCGAACGGCTTTGCGATGAATTTTGAGTATTTTTTATACAAGGATATAGAGAAAGCCTTAACTTTAATGGGTCTAACAAAATTTGAGTTTATTATTCCCGAAAGTGAATTTGCGTACCTGGATATATATGGTAGGAAAATTCTTATGTGCCACGGACACCAGGTTAAGAGTGCAGGGGGCGTAGGCGGTTTATTCCCACCGATGCTAAGATGGTTCGGAAAATTAAACCAGACGATTAAAGTAGATAAGGTTTTCCTGGGCCACTTCCATCAGTCCATATATACCAAAGAGTTTTGTGTGAACGGCTCTGTAAAAGGCTACGACGCATACGCATGCGGCATGGGATTGGCATACGAAGAACCTAAACAAACGTTTGTGGTCCTCAACAAGAAGCGCGGATTTATCACGTATACAAATATTTTTGTAGATTGATATGCTGACTTTTGAAAGGGCAAATGAACTTTTCTGCTATGACCCTATTAGCGGAAAAGTTTTTAGGAAAGTAACAACATCGTCAAGGTCTATTAAGGGCACGGAGGCAGGGTCACTCGATAAGAGAGAGAACGTTATTTGCGTGTCACAGTTGATGGGGTGGGTTATCAATTACACCGGGTGATAATGCTTCTCGTACACGGACACCTCGACAAGAGCGTACATGTAGACCATATATCGCACGATAGGGCCGATAATAGGCTGTGTAATTTACGGCTGGTTAGTCTTTCCGAGAACAACAAAAATAAATCTATGGATAGGCGCAACAGCACGGGCGTAACTGGGGTTAGATTCAACAAAAGATATAATACATGGGGCACGCATATCGGGGTAAATGGAACCGAAATACATTTAGGTTCATTTAGGACCCTGGAAGAGGCCGCAACAGCGCGCCAGGATGCCGAAATCAAATATGGATTTCACCCCAACCATGGTTTATAAATAGTCTAAAGGCTATCGATTGTTAAATAAATGCAATTGATAGCCTTTCTTCTTGTTTATCAAAAACATTGTCGTACCTTTGCCGTTATAATAGTAATAACAATTAAAACAAGTAATTATGCGAAATTTATTCATTGACCTGGAAACCTTTAGTACTACGGACATTAAAAGCGCTGGTAACTATAAATACTGTGAGGACGAGAATTTCGAAATTCTCCTTTGCGGTTACATGTGGGACACCGACACGGACGTTTCAATTATCGACCTAACGAAGCCCGGAGGACGGGACGAGTTCAACGAGTTGTTCACGTATGTACAGAACAACGAAGACGTTGTAATAGTAGCGCACAACGCTACGTTTGAACGTATCTGTTTGCGTGAATATGGGTTTGACATAAGCCCTATGCGCTTTTTCTGTACGGCGAACATGTCGTTATATTGCGGTATGCCCGCATCACTGGAAGCGGTATCTAATATTCTGAACTTGGACGATAAGAAGAAGGGCACGGGCAAAAATCTTATCCGTTACTTTTCTATTCCGTGCAAACCTACCAAAACAAACGGAGGTCGCACACGTAATTTGCCCGAACACGCCCCAGAGGACTGGGAGGAGTTCATCGATTACCTACGTTATGATGTGCTATCTGAAAAGGAGATATTTGGTAAGCTATCCCGGTTTGACTTCCCCGAAGAAGAGCAGCGCATCTATGCAGCTGACCAGCGCATAAACGACTACGGTATATTGGCAGACCTCGAGCTGGCACACGCCGCACAGGATATGGACGAAGAATATAAAGCGCGTCTAACCGAGAAAGCGGAGAAGGAATTCGGGTTAAGTTCTCTAAAGTCCATGCCGCAGCTTAAGAACTTTATTAATGAGCGTACGGGCGTGGTTATCGATTCCCTCAATAAGAATAGCATCGAGGAGGTGATAAAGACCATAGTGAGCCTTAAAAACGTTACTGACGAGGATAAGCAAGCAGTGTTAGACGTTATCGACTTGCGTAGGGAAATAGGCAAAACGTCGAATGCCAAATACACCGCGATACTTGCAAGCGCCGGGCGAGGCAACCGTATTAGAGGACTATTTCGCTACTATGGTGCGAGCCGTACCGGGCGATGGGCTGGGCGCCTGGTTCAGTTACAGAACCTTCCGCAGAACCATATCGAAGACCTGGATGGGGCGCGAGACTTGGCAAAGATGCACGACCTTGATATGATGGAAGTCATATACGACAAGCCTACGCATATACTTTCGCAACTTATACGTACCGCGTTTATCGCCCCCGAGGGGTACACGTTCTCCGTAGCTGACTTCTCGGCTATTGAAGCCAGGGTAATTGCTTGGGTTGCAAACGAGCAATGGCGTTTAGACTTATTTAATGACCCGAAGGCAGATATTTATTGCGCTTCCGCCTCTAAAATGTTCGGCGTCCCGGTGCACAAGGGCGACGACTTAAGGCAGCGCGGAAAGGTTGCGGAGCTTGCTTTAGGGTATGGGGGCGGTGTTAACGCGCTTACAACAATGGACATTAAGAAAGCGTTAAAAGACGAAGAAAAACCTCAAATTTTGTCAAAATGGAGAGAGGCCAATAAAAAAGTAGTATCTTTGTGGCGTTCGTTAGAAGATTGTGCAAAAAGATGTATCGGAACGAGACGCGAACAAGTTTATAGGATAAACGATGTTTCGAGTATTATTTTCCGATATGAGAGCGGCGCAATGACTATTGAAATACCGAGCGGTAGGAAGCTGTTCTACCCGTCGGCAAGAATGGGAAAACGCACCATCGAAGGCGTTAACGGTTCGTTTGAGGTTGAGGATATCTCCTATATGGGTCAAGACCAAACTTCCGGGAAATGGGTTAAACTAAACACCTACGGAGGAAAGTTAACCGAGAACGTTGTGCAGGCAATAGCCCGTGACTTGCTGGCAAATGCGATTTTCAAGGTTTTTGATTTAGGCTTTAATATCGTGTTGCATGTGCATGACGAGATTGCCGCCGAGATACCTAAGGACGGGAACGAAGAAAAGACGTTGCAAATAATGAGCGATGCCATGTGCAGCGCCCCGAGTTGGGCAAAGGGCATACCATTAAGAGCAGCTGGATATATTACTGAATATTACAAAAAAGATTAAATTATGGATTTACGAAAAATGGTTTTTAAAATTGCTACGGCGAGCAGCGCGAAGTCTACTTCATGGAAAAACCGCTCCTACTCATGGGACGAGTTAACCGAGAAGCTGGCAAAGGCAACCGTTACGGATGAGACGTACCGCGAGTTTATGAGCGCGAGCAAAGCCGAGCAGGGTAACATTAAAGATGTAGGCGCGTTCATGGGTGGCGAGCTGTTCGGTAGCCGTAGAAACAAAAACAATGTCGGGGAGCGCTCTATATTGGCGCTTGATATTGACTATGGAGAAAAGAACTTCCCCGAGGCGTTCTACTCTGTTATCAATTGCGCGTGTATCATCCACGGAACGCACAAGCATAACCCGAAAGCGAATACGCTTCGATACCGTGTTGTCATTCCGTTGTCCGAACCAGTGGACGGAGAACAATACGAGGCTATCGCCCGAAAGGTTGCAGAGTTGACGGGTATTGACCTATACGACAGAACGACGTTCCAACCCGAGCGCTGCATGTTTTTCCCGTCGGTTTCCAAAGATGTAGAGTATGAGTTTATAGATTACTCGGCATTCAATGAAAGCCCTTTGGACGTGCAGAAGTATCTGGGCATGTACGAGGATTGGAGCGACACGACCGAATGGGCATACCACAAGGACGAGAAGGGCGAAGCCCGGACACTCGCCAAGGAA